CATTGGTAACATAATATCCTGGATATTTTGCAAGAGCACCAAGAGTTACTTTAATAATAGCAGGTGATGATGTTGATACAACTGAGTTTGCGCTAGTGATACCAAATTCACGAACTGTTAAACCAGCATAAGTACCATCAAAAGCTGCTGGTCTTAAGTTTGAAACTGATGTTAGAGAACTAGATGTAGTACCAGTATAATTAGAAGAAAGAACTAATGTTGTATTATTAGTAACACTTTGAACTTTACAAGAAACACCATTTAAAGTAAGGTAATCACCGAATGCTACTTGAGTAGTAAATGTTGTCCCAGAGCCAGTAACTGTTGTGATGCCATTAGTTGCAGTAAGAGTACCAGTTAATTTACTTGTTACAGGTAAATTATAATCAGAAGTACTTATCGAACCAGATTCAGCAAATCCAGATGTTTGTTCGGAAATACTTAGAGCAACTGCTTTATTTGCTGGAGCAAGAAAACTATCAACACGAGAAATAATAACACCAGTTGTTGAAGCATTATCTTGACCAAGTTGAGAAATTATAGATGAAGAAAAGTCTGTTGTATAACCAGTACCAAACTTAATAAATTGCGCTTGAGTAATTCCACCATTGCTATCAACAGTGGAAATTTTCATAATAGTTCCATAACCTTGGAAGTTGTTGATCGTATAAAGATCTCCAACTTTAAATCCAGATCCTGGAGATTCTATTTTTAATCCAGTAGTTGTTGGTAAAATAATACCATTGAATATCATATTATTATTGTTATCAAGATAACGTAGTTGATCTCCAATATTAAGATCACCAAAGAATCTACGATCTAAAATAAACTCATATATGTTATCAGATACACGAATTGCTCTATCTACTTCTACTTCAACATATTGGCGACGATCAACAAGAACTCTAACAATTTTAGTTTGAGTAACAACATCTACTAATTTACCAACAATATCTTGAGGGTTACCAACTAATATTTGAACAAATACTGATACGTCTTGATTCCATTTACCATCAGATGCACGAAGCATCTGAGTTGATGGATAATTTACAGTAATGTCTTTATTGAATAAAATTCTAAACAATAATTTAAAAGATGATTCACTACCCTTTGCAAGATATAAATCTTTAATTCTTGTTAATAGAAATCGTTCATCAACAGTAGAATATGGTAATTTCTGAGCAAGTTCAGATTTAAAATATGTAATAAAAGAATCAAGGGTAGTATCAATATCTCTTAAAGATACTGGGTCGGCTTGAGTAGTTTCTAAAAACTCATAATATGCTTTTAGGAAATCAACGAATGTTTGATAATCGTCCCTGATAAACTCAGGTAATTGCGATTCTACTATCGATGATAATTTAGGTCTTGTAATAGACATTATGAACGGCTAGAAGTAAATGTATAGTTATATCCACCACGTAAATCACCAGAAGCAGTTGGATCAGAAATTGCAGTTACTTTTAAATGTTCTGATGGAATATGTGCAATTTGAGTAAGAGCAGAAACTACGTCATTTGATAATGGGCGAATAGAAATTTCTAAATCAGTATTAGAAAGAGCAGTAATATTCAAATTTTTAATATCAATTATACCATTAGTATAATCAATAGAACCAATACTAGGATCTACAATAATTTTAATACCATTAGTTCCATATTTGAATAGACGAACATATTTAACGCCATCATCATCTAGATAATGTATCTCATCACTACCAGCAATATAGAAACCTGTGCTCTTAAATGATTCTTCTGGTTGTCCAGAATTCCAAATTGGGTTAATTAAATTTAACAGATATTGGGCTGACACATTATAACGAACAATTAATGCTCTACGCAATAAAATTGTTGTTATATTATTTGTGATTGATGGATCAGAATTATCAATAAGTTTACTTAATTTTGAGAATCTAAACACACCATCGAAACGATCTAATTCATTAACATCATATGCATTAATTGTATTTGTTACAATTGACGCAATTTCTGCTGCAGTTTTAGTTGTAGCTTGTTCATTATAATACACAGTAGATGTTACTGCAATATTAATATATTCTGGATCAACAATAACAGGCTGAACTGAAACCACATTTCTTGTGGCAAGAATAGATGCAGTTAATTGTGACTTTTGAGTTGTAGTTAATTTATCAGCTTCTTTTGGTTTTACACAGATATAAACTTTACCGTATACTGGAGGATTATTATCTTCACCACCCCAACAAGTTACTGAACCAGCGTCTGAAAATAGAGAATATACTAGCGATTTATAATCATCTGGAGTAACTGCTCTATTTTGAGAAGCATACATTCTTGGAGCATTGAATCTAATGCTATCAATATCTTCTACTGGAGCACCATTAGAAGCAATACTAGTAGTAACAATACTATTAGATGAGTTAGGAATTAATGTTGCTCCACCATATGAAAATTGTCTTGCTCCATTTGGTGCGTCAAGACTTGATACAGAATAGTTTAAATGTACAATATTTCCAGGATTAAGAGCAACACCAAGATTACCATCACCGAATGTTAACTCGTATAATCCCTCATCAATTTCTTTTACCCAATAAGCAGTACTTTCAGAATTAACATTAACTAATGAATCAGCTTTAGAGAAAGTTACATATACAGAAGATGTAGAAGCCTCTTGAACTTTGACAGTAAGAGTATTTAAATCTATATTTGAATTTGGAATAATGTATCGTGTATTAGTTCCAACAGGAATATTATACGTAAGTGGTGTACCTTCAGTAATAATTAAATTTGAGAAAGTAAATATCCCAGTTGAACTTGTAACTGTTGTTTGACCACCAGTATAAAAAGTATAATTAGAACCATTTGCAGTAGTTGTAAATGGAGTTGCTGCTGGTAAAGTTAATACTGTTACACCAGAAGATGGCGCAGAAACAGTAAATGTAATAGTTGCTTGTGCACAAGTTGCTGATCTTGGTGAGTACCCAAGCATTTTAGAAAGAGAAACTACGCTATTGCGTTTACGTGCTGAATCAAGAAACATTTCATTGATAGCAAGATTATTATACAAAGCATTATAATGAGTATTATATGCTAGAACATCCAATAATACGGACATTGCAGAACCTTCAAAATCGTAATCTTGAAATTCAGTTTGTCCGCTTAAGAAAGATTTTAAATTTGTTTTAATGTCATCAAAATCTAATGTTGTGACATTAATCTTTTTGTTAGTAGTTGCCATTTATCGTGTTCTCTGTAGCGTTAAGTCTAGCGTTATTGGTGCAGTTGTATTTAATATAGTAAACTCAATAGTCACATCAATAGTTTGTTCATCAGAAGCTACAACACAAATAATATCAACAATGTTTACTCTTGGCTCAAATGACGTAATAGTATCTTCTATGGTTCTTTTAAGCATTGCGCCAAGCATAGGAGATGCTGGTTCAAACAAAAGTTTTCTAATTGGACTACCAATTTCGCTGTGAAATGGTCGTTCATAATTAGATGTTAAGATAAGATTTTTTAGTGCGTTTTTAACAGCATCTTCATCATAACGACGAGTAACATCCTTCGTCACGGGATTTTTCGTGAAATTTAGATCTAAATCTGAGAATGTTCTTGTATTGTTTGCCATATTCTTATTTAGGTTTATTCTATAAAGGAATTAGGAGATCCTTCAGCTATTGCATCTCCGCAGTTAATATCATCAGCAATCCTTGCTGCTGGATTTCCTTCTATAAAAGTTTTCGATGCACCAGAAGAAACAAATCGTTCAGCTTGGCTATGGGTTGTTACTCCACAACTATGGGTCACAAACTGACACCCACTATTAACCACACCAGCCAATTTACCATTAAAATAGGTTTTTTTTACTGGAGTTTGTGTCATTGGCGTAGGAGAAAAACATCCATGCCCAGTTGATAAATCATCCATTCTTGCTACTGCTGGCATTATCGGTTCGCCTTAGTTTGGGCTACTGCAGCCTTTAAATTATTCTTACCAACAGTCCAATTATTAGTTACCACTATGGTAAATGGTTGAGTAACAATTGTATTAGTTATACTACTTGTAGCAGTAGCTGTGTAAGTAAATGTTTTAGTCTGTTGCATAGCTGGGCGATAATCGACAATTTCTTTAGCATTAGAAATATTATTCCAATCAACAACAGTACTATATTTTCCCGTTTTATCTAGATACTTAATACTATACCCATCAAATGTATTTGAGTAATAACCAGAAATAGTTCCACCAGAAATACTAACAGTTGAATTCGTTTGATCTGGTGTTATACTAATATTCCAAGTTTCTCCAACTAATGTGGCATCAGTATAAGATATACTTTGCGTAAAGGTAACCAATTCATTAAGTTGATCAATAACATATAATGAAGGATTAGATGGAGTCCATGCCATATTATTTTACTACCGCTGCTGGAGGAGTAATAGAATCTAGTAAAACATAACCACCTTTTGGATATGTTCCACCATATGATTTATCATTAAGCATAGTAAACGCTTGCTTTCTTTGAGAATTACCATAACCTAGATGTACCCATACTTGACCTTGATAACGATACTCTAAAATACATTGATCATATGGTAATATTTTTTCAAGTTTCTGAGCCAATTCATAAGTTTCTCTTAGAGACTTAGATAATAAAGCAACATCAAGGGCAAACCCTTTGCAGTGTGAGGAGTTTGGCGATTCAGTTTTAACAACACCTTTTAATCTATACCCAGAAGTGATCATCCATAATTTACCTCTTCCACTAATTCCACCTGGAAGAACTTCTAGTGCTGGTTCAAGCATATTCTGAGCAGTCTGAGCAAGATTACAAACAATTTCTTGAACAGTAAATGTTCTTACTTTACCATCATCGCCTGTCAATTGTTGGTCAACTAATTTATGTGGTCCATTTAATCCACCAGCTATTAACATACCCAAAGTAAAATTTTTGGACATTCTATAATCATCAGTAAAATTAGTTGTATTGTAAATAATTTTACAATCAGCTGGAACAACTTTATTAGAACCACCACCAACAGGAGTAGGTGTTTCAGAAACAACAGCTGCTGGTGGGTTTACTACACCACTTTCTCTAGATTGTTTAGCAGACTCTGCTCTTCCTTCTGGTGTAGAATAATCTTGTGGTGTTTCAGCAGAAGCACCCTCAGCTACTCTGCGATCTGGTGGAATTAATTGAGGAACAACTGCATTCAGTGGATCGCCAACTGGTGGTGGCGGTAAATCTATGTCATCTACTGGACCAGCACCATTACCAAATTGACCAGTGGTATAATCTGCACGAAGTACGCCACCAGCAAGTATATCCATATCATTAACTGAATTAATACCAACAGTTTTACCTTTATGTCTTACCGCATTACCTTGTATATCAACATTACCAACTGCTTTCATAACTATGTCCCCACCTGCTGCGATTGAGATATCATTAGCTACACCAATGTCAAGGTTATTGCCAACTTTTAAAGTAGCATTCTGAGAAACTTCAATGTTAGCATCACTACGACAAAAAATATTTGCATTACCATCAACAGTTAAATTATAATCTCCACCAATCCAAATAAAACCATTACGTTCAGTTAAAATAAATTTATCACCAACAATATAATTAGTTTGAGTTCCCATTGGATCTATTTCATGGTATGTTCCTGCTCTATGATATGTATGAATACGCTCATATCCTGGAGTATCATCAAATTCTTGAATATGACCAGCTTCTGATTCATACACTTTATTATATGGATATTGTGCGCCAAATGATGGAAGATTTTGATCCCACGATCCCTGGCCAACTGCTTTAGGAACACCTTTACGTATTGAAGCATCTTTTTTAGCAACAATAGTACCATCAACAATACCACGTGCTAAACGATTTGTATCTGGTTCACCAATATAATCTTTTAGTGGGTATTTGTTATTTGGGTCACGAAATCCAGTATTATCGGTTCCATTAGCAATTGATGCTGCAGAAGGTCCAGGTGTTGGATTACTTCCATCCGCTGGTGGTTCAACTGATGGAGGATTAGCATCTTTTTCTACGGCACCGCCAGCATTAGATCCATAAAAATATTCATAATATTTTAATTTTTTAGCTGCAATGTCTGGAGAGTTTACACCTACTGCTTTTTTAGCAGCATAGAAATAATCTGGATGTGCATTTGGTTTAACTCCAGCTGGAACACGATCTTTAATATACAATGCAGCAACTAATGCTGATATATTAATATCGGTATCAAGAGAGTCTGGATTATTAACGATATCAATATTTAAACCAGCAGCATTTGCAAGTTTTTGATAACGTGCGTAATTACCCTTACCTGTTAATTGAATAAATCCACGACCAAAATATTTTCCACCATCAGCATCAGTTTGATTACCTAAGAAACCTTTACCACGAGTAGTTGGTCCATATACCCAACTAAAAAATTGTTCTCTAGTTATACCTTTCTTAGAAGCATCAGCATATTTTGCTGCAGTTTCTGGAGTAGAGAATGAGAAAATCTGTTTTAAACGAGATTCACTATAACTGTATCCTTCTAATTGTGGAATCCATCCTGATTCACCACCAGCAATACCTAATAGCGCACATTTCTGTTCTTTAGTTGTTAAGCCAACTTTATCGCAAGCAGCAATAAGTGCTTTAATACCATCAGATGCTTTACTTGCATTTGATGAAGATTTTGGTGGAGGAACAGTTGGTATTGAAGTATTAGTTGAAGTAGAAGCAGGAGTTGCTGGCGTAGTTGGAGATGCTTGAGGCGTAGTAGTTTTTACTGGTGTGCCATCACTACTTGTAACTGGTTTTCCACTACTATCTGTTAAAACATTAGATGCTTTGCTTTGATTTACTGCATCTAAATTTGTTGGAGCCTCAGCGAACGTAATAATGTTTTCACCATAGCCAGTTACTTCTTCACTAATTGTTATTTGAGTTGGAGAATCTACTGAGACAATATAACAGTCTTTAGATAATCCAAACCCAAGAACTTTCATATTTGCAGTAAGACCATTGGTAAGATTTGTTTTACCAGTTTCATTATCAACAAATGTTAATTGTTTTCCAGTAACTGGACCAACAATAGTTCTTAGTGATATATTTTTAATATTATAAGATTGTATTGCTACTGCGCTATCATCATCAGCAATTGGTTGTGGTGCATCAGGAATACCGCCAACAGTACCAAGCATAATTGGTTGCTGCATATTTTCATCAGCAAACATAATAATAACAGTAGTACCCTCAACTGGACCAACAGGTGTATAACCAATACCATTCATCGCAGCTGAGCCAATTGGCTGAACTGGGGTTGCCCATGGTAATTGCTGAGTTGGGAGTTGAGTTTTATCGTGAGTATGTAATCCAACAATACGAACTTGACAACGACCGAGTTCTAATGGATCTGAACGACTTTCAACTATACCTGTATAAAACATTATTTGTTCCTGTCAATTTTTAATTGTAAACTATCTTTAATTAATTCCATATGGCATTCATGTCTCTCGCGTGTAACCCAATGATTAATCGCTGAAACAATATAATAACCTGAAAACATTTTATCAACCAAATCTTCATCATTATCATCTTGACTGACTGGTTGAATTTTATTTAATACCACAGCAACCTTTTGGCCAACTGTATAATCAGATCTTCCTGGAACTGTAATTTCAATTTTACTAGATTCTGCTAATTTCATTAAAGAAATTCTTTCTTGGATATTTCTATAATTAGTTGCATCAGTATAACCACTGAAATTTGCATAATCTCTTGGGTAGTTTAATAGTAAAGAATTTGATCTAAAAATAGCATTATCACCAATTGTTTTATTTGGATTTAAATGCTTCATTTTATCATACTTGTCTCGAATTGTATAATTTCTAGCATTATAAATTTTCTTGGTAAGATCAAATGAAACCATTTTAGATGAAAACATACCACCACGAATCTTATCCATATAATCAAAACCAACAGGAATAGAAATTTCATCTATCCTTCTATAATCTTCTGTTATATTTCTAGCATCACCACCACCTGGAAGAGAGTCTCTTGTATATCCATCTTTAGTAAATGATTGGTATAAACCATTAGTATAAAGAGAATCTAGTGATATAAAATAAAATCCATATCTGTTTTCAAAAAATACGTAACTTGGTGCATCATTTTTATTAACAGCCATGCTAGTTACGTAATTAATACATTTTGCAGGAGACCAAAAATTTGAAATAAATTTTATGTCTTTATTTGTTGGTTCTACAAAAACTTCTTTTTTACTTTGTAAACCATTAACATTTTCTGTGATTAAAGACTTGATGATTTCTTCGGGTTTACCTGAATATACTTTACTAATCTTTTTGTTTAAATCAATAATTGCTTCTAATGATATAAAATGTAATACGTAAGCTACTTGTTTGTCACCAAGTAAAACTCTATCAGTCATCTTATAGATGTAAAATGTTCCATGAATATTTTTAGCTGTATCTAAAGATGGAGTTACAATATCAATCTCCACCATTTCTTCACCAACAAATGGAAATATATTTACTAAATCAAAAGATTCTTTTAAAGTTAGCGAACCAGAAATAAATGGTGAGAATATATCTTCATAAACTGAGATAGCAATAACCTGAGCAGCGATATCCTGTCTTATCCCACCACTAGTAAATATGTCGCATTTTTCAATACTAACATCACCAGCAAACCTTAACTCTTTATCTGATGGTTGCATTAAATTTCGTCTTTAAAGTTTTTCAGGATTGTTGATAATAGTTGTTTTGATATAATTTTAATTCTACGCTTTGATTCATTTACTTCAGCTTCATAATTAGCATTAGTAAATGGAACAGCAGAAGGATAATCATAAGAAACATAATTACCATTAGCATCTTCATAGTGATGTACAGAATTAGCAGCATCACCATATTTGTCAATAACATATTGATCAAGATTTGCTTGAGTTAGTGGCCAATCTGCAAGATAATCATATCGATCATTTACTAACATAACAATCCAGTGATATTGAGCATTTCCATAAATTGTTTCTGCCACAATTTCTGGAGTTTCGCCTTCTACAATATCATAATAATCGTAAACAGTAATATTTGCTAGAATATCTCTGCGGAATCTAATATTTCTTGTTATATCAGTAAGAATTAATGCTTTGGTGTTAGTTGATTGTGAGGTATAAGGTGTTGAAATTGTTACAGTTGGTACAGTAGTATAACCTGTTCCAGCTTGAGTAATAACAATATCTGCTATCTCACCATTTACAATACTAGCAAATGCTTGTGCTGCTACATCTCCACTTTGGGGAGCAGAGAATGTAACTTGAGCATTAACATAACCAGATCCAGGATTTGTAATTTGTATACCAGTTACTGCGCCACCTGCCATAAATGCAGTGGCAGTTGCTTGTGTTCCTGAACCAACAGTTTTTGTAATATCAAAATCATAAAGAAATTTCGGAAAGTTTTTAAAATACATTATAGTTTATCCTTAACCTTTTCTTTGGTTAACAATGCCAATTCACGGAAACTTAATGTAACATCAATCTGAGTTGGCACACCATTCCAGAAAGTATTAAACATTCCGTTTGGTGCGTAATTTACACTCATATCTGTTAATACACAAGAAGTGTGACGATGTAAATTTAAATTCTCTTGGCCATCGTTATAATAGAAAATATCAAATTCAGAAGGATAGATATAAACGAAATTATTGTTATCCTTAAACTCTGGATGCATATGATATTTAAATTGTTCAATAATATTTAATACGTTTTGCGCTTCATCTGCATTTCTTGGAAAGAACTTATATTCAAAACTAAATGTTCTGAAATTAACACCTTTAAATACTTGTTCTTTCTTAGGATTAGCTGCGAGTCCAGTAGCTGCTGAATTTGCGCCACTATTTGGACCCTTTGATAAAGCAATATTTGTTAAAATTGCTGCGCCAGTTCCAGTAACATCAGTATTATTGCCACCACCACTTAATGCTTTAGCAACTTCCCATCCTTGTTGAACTGCTGCGCCAGCCATTGCTAACATGGCAGTATCTTCTTCACTCCATGTTACACTGTAATTGATAGATAGGTTATTCGGTATATGTAAAGCAATAGCAGTTTTTAATCGTTTCTGTGTTCGACTACCTTGAGTAGCGACTAAAGCACCTACTGCTGCACCTGTAACACCACCAACCACAACACCTTGTGCTGCTCCTTTTATATTACCTGTTAATAACCCACCACCAATTGCTCCATCAATTGCTCCAGCTGCAGCGTTTGCAGTTGCTAATTGAGCTGGAGTTAATCCCATTGCCACCATATCACCACGATCTCTTGGTGTCATATCTTTAACAGATGCATTACCACCTGGAGCCTCTAATTTAGAATCAGTAGATACATTAATATAAAAAACAGCATAATTACCACCATACGTTCCACGATTAGAATACAAATCAGCTGGATATGAGTAATTCTGTATAGAATATTTCTCATTATCAAATTGTGATGCATCTCCTCTAGGAGTATAAAGTTTTTTTGGTGGTGTCGGCGAAGCAGGAGGTGCTTTCGTTACTGGTGTGGTATCTGCCATTTAATTTCTCTAAATAGTGGGTTATTGGCTATTCTATTTCTTATTTATGTTCCATAAAAGATTGTTCAAACCTTTATATCCAGAAAAATACTCTGGAGATCCAACCAACATTATTATGCGTTCTAGTTGGGAAACTCGTTTTGCATCTTGGTGCGATAAGAATCCAAGTATTATAAAGTGGCAATCGGAAGAAACCATAGTTCCGTATCGTTGCCCAACAGATAATAAAGTACATCGTTATTTTGTTGATTTTCAGATTCAAGTTCAACAAAAAGATGGTACTCTCAAAAGATATCTAGTTGAAGTAAAACCAGCTAAACAGTGCGTTCCTCCAGAGTATCCTGGACGTCAAACTAAGAAATATATTACGGAATCTATGACTTATATTAAAAATCAAGCCAAATGGAAAGCAGCTACCGAATATTGTAAAGATCGTGGTTGGGAATTTAAAATTATAACAGAAAAAGAACTTGGACTAACTTGACCTAAATAAAGAATATGGCTATCAAGAAACCAATTCAAGACGTTTTCGACCAAAACAAATTTGATCTTTTAACTGCGGTAAAGAGATCTAGAGGTTGGTTTGAAAAACAAGTTGCTGCAATGGCGCAGCAAAACATCACCCCAAATAAAGTATTGAAGGGTGAGCCAAGTCACATGCGTTCAGCTATCGTTCCTGGTAATCTATACATGTATGTATATGATCCTAAGACAAAAGATGATTTACCATATTATGATAGATTTCCTTTAGTGTTTCCTTTTAGAAAAACAGCAGATGGTTTCTATGGTTTAAATATGCACTATCTTCCATACGATTTACGTATAAACTTATTGGACCAATTATTAGTGTTTAAGAATAATGCTCGTTGGGATGAAACTACAAAAATTAAATACAGCTGGGCATTAATCGATGGTGTTTCTCGCTATAAAGCTGCAAAACCTTGCGTAAAACAATATTTATCTGGTCATGTAAGAAGCCAATTTAGACAAATATATTCAGAAGATTGGGCGACAGCTATGTTATTACCTGTTGAAAGATTTGTTGGCGCATCTAAACAACAAGTCTGGTCAGATTCCAGAAAAATTATAAGAAGAGCATAAATGGCAAATTCACCATTAAATGATTTTATATCAAAAGTAAAGCAGGATGGACTTGCTAGGAATAATAGATTCTTAGTATGTATCAGCCCAAAATCTGCATGGAGATTAGGACCATCATCATGGTTGCAAGACGCTCTTCTACTGTGCGATCAAGTTCAACTGCCAGGAACAAACTTTAATACTGCTGATATGAGAACTTATGGTGAAACTAGAAAAGCGCCATATGAACGTCTATATGAAGATATTAATATGTCATTTTATGTTGATACTTCAATGACTGTAAAATATTTCTTTGACAATTGGATGATGAATATTCAAGATCCATCAACAAGAAATTTTAATTACTATGACGAATATATTTCAGATATTACTATAGAAGTTCAAGATTTAAAAAATCAATCTAGATATGCTGTTCAATTAAGAGAAGCATTCCCAAAAAGTATTGGTGCGATTCAACTAGACCAATCTAATAAAGATATTATGAAATTATCTATTAATTTCGCCTACAAATATTATGTAGTTGGAGAACAAAGATATATTGAAAATACTGATTCTCAAGATGGTGGATTTGGTGTTTATAATTTTGAAGGAGACACTCCAAGTGCATATCAACCAGTGTTTACTGGAGATACAAATTTAGGTGTTATCCCTCCATATAATAATAGATACAATCCAATTTTTAATCAAACCCCAACCGCAACAAAAGTACAAAACGATCCTTTAAATAGTTTCGTGAATAGGTTAAAGAATTTTGCTATCGGCGCAGTCGGAGCAAAAGTAGTTTCTAAACTTCCTGGAATATTAAAGAGGTAAAAATGGCAGAAATAAAAAAAGATGAAGATTGGATGCAAAAGAAATGGCGTCCAGCCATGGGTTGGATGTATATGGTGGTTTGTTTCTTTGATATGGTTATATTTCCAATTCTTTGGGCATTAATACAAACTATTCAACATCAACAGTTAGTTCAGTGGAATCCATTGACACTTCAAGGTGCTGGTTTATTTCATATCGCAATGGGTGCTGTCTTAGGTATCGCTGCGTTTGGTAGAACTCAAGAAAAAATTGCAGGGAGCGCAACTAATGTCACACCAACTACTACCGCACCACCAGCATTCCCTGCAACATCTAGCGTACCTGCGCCAGTATTCTCACCTACTTCGTTTGGAACAGCCCCAGTTGCAAGTCCAGCACCAGCAGGGTTTGGTTCAGGATTTCCAGGCGATCCACCTGCAAGAAATACTCGTAACGACGGATAAATATGAAAATTGATGATGCTTTGTCAGAGGTGTTTAATACAACACCTCAATCTAAACCTCTTGAAGTGATTGATGGTTCTACTGGTGAAATTGTAAAAACACCAGAAGGTAAAATTGAAACTGATTACGAAACAACAAGAGCAAATCTTAGGGAACTTCTAATAACTGGTCAGAATGCTTTATACCACGCATTAGAAGTTGCCAAACAATCTGAACACCCACGTGCTTTTGAAGTTGTAGGTAATCTTATGAAACAATTAGCTGATGTTAACCAACAACTATTGGATATACATCAGCAGAAACAAAAACTAGACGCACCAAAGAAGGGTGCTGATAAAGTAACAAATAATGCTATCTTTGTTGGTAGCACAGCTGAGTTGAATAAGTTAATTAAGAATATGTCTAAAGGAGAATAATTATGGCATTGCCAGTGATGAGTACACCAACGTATAACTTGGTGATCCCTTCTACTAAAAAGAGTGTTAAGTATCGCCCATTTTTAGTCAAAGAAGAAAAGTCTATATTGATTGCGCAACAAAGTGAAGATCTTGTTGTTATGGTTGATACTTTGAAAGATGTAATTAGATCTTGTATTTTGGATAAGATTGATCCTGAATCTCTTTCTACGTTTGATCTTGAGTATATCTTTACTCAAATTCGAGCAAAATCTGTAGGCGAAGTTATTGAGTTATTCTTTCCATGTGATGTTGACCATGGTGATGATAATGAAAAAGCCAAAGTAAAGATCTCTATTGATCTTACTAAAATTGAAGTAGAGTTTCCAGAAGAACATACTAATAAAATTGATTTATTTGGTGATGTTGGTATAATGATGAAATACCCAACTATTGAGATTATGACAAAGTTAGAAAAGACTAACTCTGATGATCTTGATAATATATTTGATATTGTTGCCGATTGTATTGAACTAATCTACGAAGGTGATAAAATTCATTATGCAAAAGAACAAAAGAAAACAGAACTTCTTGAGTTTTTATATAATTTAAATTCTGAACAGTTTGTTAAAGTTCAAAATTTCTTTGCTACATTACCAAGGATTAAAAAAGATGTAGAATATGACTGTCCAGTTTGTGGTCTACATCATAAGAAAACCTTGGAGGGAATGCAAAGTTTTTTTTAATAAATCTCTGTCATGAAAACTTAGCGAACTATTATAAACTGAATTTCGCTTTATTGCAGTACCACAAATACTCCTTGGCAGAGATTGAAAATATGATACCGTTTGAAAGAGAAGTGTACGTTGCTATGTTGATTCAGTATTTGGAAGAAGAAAAACAACGAATAGAAGCAAACAAGAGATAAACTAAAATGGCAAAAAGAACAAGTAACAGCTCAGTTAATTCTAGCATTAGACAGCAAACTAAATCTAATGATGAGGGACTAACACAACTGCTTGCTGCTCAACAAGCATCTCTTGGAGAGTTGACATCAATTAAACAGTTACTTCAATTATCCAGAGAAGTTAAAAAAGCTGAAGGAGCACCTGCTGTTGCTAGAGTTGATTATTCTAAGTTACAAGAAGACATGTTGAAGATTGCTAAAGAGCAATTAAAAGGTAGTCGTCGTTCTTGGAAACTCCAAGAAGATTTTCAAAAAGACTGGGATAAAGAAGCAGCAAATATTGCTGAGATGGCAAAGGGTATGAAAACCTTTAAAACTTTCGGCGATAAAATGCAAGAAAAGAAAGAAGGGTTTAAAGAAAAGTTTGGTATAGCCAATGGTGGTTTAAAGAAAACTGTTCTTGGTGCCATGAATGTTGGTGGCATCTTTAACAAAACTCTTGAACGAGATAAGTTTGTTGCTCAACAGAAAGCACTTGGTAGCACTGCTTCTACTAAAGAACTAAAGAAAGATTATGAAGGTGCTCATGCTGCAGCGAAAGAAACTAAGAAAACTGAAGCTGCTATTGCTAAACATAAAGCCACTGCTGGCGTAGATGATGAAGAACATCTAAAGAAAGTTAGTCCAGAATTTGCTAAACTAATAGAGAAACGTCAAGCGAATGCTGATGAGTTTGGTAAATATCAAAGAGCAACTGATATTCATAGTCCTACTCCAGTTACACGTATGGATTCTGCCAAAGGAATGGAAAAATTTGGCGAGAAACCAATGAGTAATGCTGTTCCTACAAATACTGATAAAGCAAAACAGTCTGAAAATAAAACTGCTCCTTTAATGCAACGAGCAGCTACAGTAGAAAAGCCAATGAGTAATATTGTGCCAACTCCAGCTGCAAAAACAATGAGTAATATTGTACCAACTCCAACTGCTCCAGAAATTGGTAAGACACCAACGTCAACTGCTGCCGAAGCTGCACAAGGAGCAGAGGTTGCAGAAGAAGGTAAAAAGATGGAGGAAGATCAAACTCATCTTCTAAAAGTAATTGCTGATAATACTGGTGGTGATAAGAAAGCGCAAACAAAACCAGCTGAAGAAAAGAAACCAGAAGGTGGTGGCTTTTTAGATACTATTTTCAGTATGCTTAGTACTGGATTAATGACTGCATTTAAAGCACTATTAAATCCAGGTGCTATTCTTAAAGCACTGGGTAAAGTATTTGCAATTGGTATGATTATCGGTGCGCTATTTGAAGGTGTTATGGATGGTTTCGATGAGTATATGAAAACAGGTGATATCGGTAAAGCACTTATCGCTGGTCTTGCTGGTATTATTGACTTCTTAACATTCGGATTATTTGATAAAGAAAAGATCAAAGAAGTTATTGGCGACTTTAGCAAGTGGACATATGATCACCTAGTAAAACCATTTACAGATTTTATCGGTGGTATTAAAGATTCATTTATGTCAATGCTTGAAGGTATCGGCATACCTGAAATGACAATCTTTAAAAACCCAATCACTGATAAAGAATATAAAGTTGGTCCTTATTATCCATTTAAATCAGATAAAAAACCAACACCTGCTGCTGCTCCAACTGCTGCTGCTCCACAAACTGGAAATCAAGTTGAACAAAAATCAGCAGATAATGCTGGAGCAAAAGATAAACCTGCAACAGCAAATAAAACTAATGTAGTTAATGCTCCAGTTACTAACAATAATAATACTACTCAAGTTCAACTACGCCCTCCGATTAGAAATCAAGATTCTACGCAAAGTAGATACGCTGCAGCAGCATACAACAAATAAAAAAAGGGATCCGAAGATCCCTTTAGTTTGTTACTTATTAGATTAACGATTCATTACGTACATTGTAATTTCGAATCCGTAGCGCATTTCAACTGCTTCTGGTTTTGTCCACATAATTAACTCCTAGAAGATTAACAGAAAATCCTGTCATATATACTTAGTGATAATGACAGGATTTTCATCTAGTGAATAACATTAAACAGAAGTAGTGTTAACACTTATTCTTCAGCTGCGATTTTCTTAAAGTAAGACATCACATCTTCATCGTCATCACCATCATTGATTTCTGGCATCTTTGGTGCTGGCTTAGAAGTAAAGGTAGGTGCTGCAGCAACTGGACGATCTTCTTGTTCAGCCATCTGCGAAGCAGACTTGCCAGCAAAAGTATCACCAGAAAGAACTGCGTCAAGTTTCTTCTTCAATTCATCATAAGACTTGAAGTTGCTACGATCAGTAAACTCAGACAACTTGTGTTGAGCATTAACGATACGAACAATTTCTTCATCCGAATCAGCAACAGGACATGGGTCAGAGAAGATTGACTCATCGTAGTTAGCATAACCATCTTTCTTGCGCATACGCAATTTAAAGTTGGCACCTTCCCACAAGTCAAACACGTTTACTGGCTTTTCGTCTTCAAAAGTAGGACGTGCTTTGTCCATAATCTTATCAAAGATTTTCTTGCCAAACTTAAACAAGAATACCTTACCTTCGTTCTCTGGGTGCTTTGGATCAGACACAACGAGTACGTTAGCAGTGAAACTTAGTTTACGCTTTTGTTTACGAGCGATCTCTTTGTTAGCATCGGAACCTGAATTCCAAAGCATAGTGTTCAACTCACCGACAGGATCGTTTTCACCAAGAGTAGTTAGGGAGTTTTCGATATACCACTTGCCAGTTGGACCTTGGAAGCCATGACTGAAGATACGAACCCATGGGAGTTCATCGCCTTCAACACGTGGTAGGAATCGGAGAGTTGCTGTTCCGTTGCCAGCCTTGTCGCCTTCTAGACGCCAGAAGCGATTGTCGTCATAAGACTTCTTTTCGCCACTTTGTGGGTTAGAGATTTTATCAAATTCTCCAGCGATTTTGCTGAAGTCTTGATTGCGCATTTTACGGAGTGTTTGAATATCCATCGTATTTTCCTTTGTATTAAAATATTACTTTGTATTAGTATTATGTTGTATTGAAACTTCATCATTTAACTCAACTTCATCATCAAAGTCTTCGTCATTTAAATCATAATCATCTTCAACATAGTTATTTATCGTTCTCATTCCGCCAGTTTTTTTACCATTAGAATGTTTGGCAGGTTTCCCTGAACGATTACCAAAATCAGAATCATCATAACTCTTTGATGATTTATAATAAGTGCGACCCATTTTAATCTAACTCTTCAACAAAATGTGTAAATATTTTACGTAGTTTATCTTTATCGTATTTAACGAAACCAATCAACTTCTTTATTCGTAATAATTCATTACTCCATATATGCTGGACAGTAGGATTATCAAGCCAGTGTTCAACGATATGGTCAAGTTCATTTATAATTACGAGTGTTTCAATTGAAATTTTATTACCAAGAAACAGTTTTAATGCAGCTGGGTATTCATTAAAATTAAACTCAAAAATACTAGAAGTTGGTAATTTATTTATTTCAACATAAGTCAATAGAGACGCTAGATCATCAATAAAGATTTTAGTGATACTTTGTTTACGTCTATTCCACTCATTTAAATTATCATCAGCTTCTTGACCTGCATAAATTGCAGACTCATTACCGTAAGCAAAATTTGCAACAAAGAACTGAATGATATCACGATCAGTATTAAACTTTCTCGCTAATTTCTCAAAAATGTATCTATCATTTCTAGCATTAAACGCTTCACGAGATCCTTTAATGTTTCCTCTATTTTCAAAAACATTAAACTTCTCAGATGTGAAATGTATTTTTAATGCAAGATAATATCGATATGCTTTAAATCCGTCCACTTAATTTCTTCCTACATGCATTTTTAACTTCAACAGGAAAGTCTGGTGAAATTTCAGCAATAGAGCAGTCATAACGAATAGTTCTATTATCTGCTTGTATCGCAACAAATACAATAGATCCAATCATAATCATAAAAAGTATTGGTGGTATAACAAGCCATGTATACTTAAACATCCAACTTTGCTTTCTTAGGTAAATAATTCTCGTCTTGAAAATTTACTTCCAATTTATCTTTGAGAGATTTATTAACCAGTTTTGCAATGTCTTGTGGTTCAATAAAATTCTCTCTACAATATTCTAGTACCGCATCCATATATGAGAGATTTCTATCACGAACCATCTGTTCGATATGCATTGAAAACTCATTAGATGATTTAAATAACTTATTGCGGTCTGCGTTTACGAGAGGGTTAAGCATATTTTTTAATCCAGTATTCACAGTTACGAATTTCTTGAGAAAGTTTATTATACTCAGCAGATTTTTGTTTATAAAGTTTCCAAATGGGTGTATTAGGTTTGTCACAGTCCATTTGTTTGTCGAATCGTTCTAGATACATGGTGAAAAATTTATCTAGTTTCATCTTTTGCATTAAGAGTTCGTGGCGTTTGTTTTTGTAATCCATAATGTAATTATACC